GTGAAGGTGGAGAGTGCGAGTGCCAACCGTAGCCGTAACTTAAAGAAGAAAAAGAAATCTCCCAGACGTTTAGCCTGATGCGTCTTTAAAGAACGTACCCTGTATCCTCCAGTTATAGGGTGCAAAAATCAGGTTAGTCCAGAGGTAGTTCATACCGATATCGCAGACCTAGCCCTATCTGTGGACGAAGCAGGGCTTTTCTAGCAGGAAAATATATGAAAATTTTAGATAACAAGGCGTTGCTCTTGCGACTTCGCAACCCTAAAAAAGTAACGACGGTCATACCCAAGAGCCAAGAACTACCTGATAACAAAGTAGTGGTTAAGTGGGGTATCGACGAGGCGCATGTACTAAAAAACTTAAACATCAAGGTGCCATCCCCTATCGAAGGGAAGTACAAGTGGACGGGTAAGTATTCCCCGTTTGAGCACCAGAAAACCACGTCATCGTTTCTTACCATGAACAAGCGAGCGTTCTGCTTCAACGAGCAGGGTACGGGTAAGACAGCCAGTGCGATCTGGGCTTCAGATTACCTTATGAATGTGGGTCGTATTCAACGGGTGTTGATTATATGTCCCTTGTCTATCATGGATTCCGCGTGGCGTAATGATCTGTTCACGTTTGCAATGCACCGAACGGTCGATGTGGCCTACGGATCAGCGAAGAAACGCAGGGGAATCATTGAGGGTAACGCTGACTACGTGATAATAAATTATGACGGTGTTGAGATTGTGTCGGACGCCGTGGCAAATGGTGGTTTTGACCTAATCATTGTGGACGAGGCGACCCACTACAAGAACCCCCAGACCAAACGATGGAAGACGCTCAACGCGTTGATGACCCCTGAAAAATGGTTGTGGATGATGACCGGTACCCCTGCGGCACAAAGCCCAGTGGATGCGTATGGCTTGGCTAAACTCGTTAACCCTGCGGCAGTGCCCCGCTTCGGCGGTTCGTTCCGCGATCAGGTCATGTTTAAAGTTACTAACTTTAGGTGGGTACCCAAAGACAACGCAACCGACACCGTATTCCGTGTGCTACAACCAGCCATACGGTTCACCAAAGAAGAATGTTTAGACCTACCGCCTATGGTGTATGTAAAACGGGAAGTTGAACTTACCAGACAGCAGAACAAATACTATAACTTGTTACGAGATAAAATGATTATGGACGCAGCAGGTGAGCAGGTAACTGCGTCTAATGCAGCAGTGAACATGAACAAGTTACTACAAATATCCTGCGGTGCAGTCTACACCGATACTGGAGACACGCTAGAGTTTGATATCAAGCACCGGTACAAAGTCCTGCGCGAGGTAATCGACGAGTCTAGTAAGAAGGTATTGGTATTCGTGCCTTTCAGGCATGTTATAGACATTCTTACTGACAAATTAGAAGCTGACGGCATCAGTACAGCAGTCATTCGTGGTGATGTACCAGCGGCTAAACGGACGCAGATCTTCCGACAGTTCCAGAATTCTGATGACCCTAGGGTGTTAGTGATCCAACCCCAAGCAGCAGCGCACGGTGTGACCCTGACGGCTGCGAATACGGTGGTATGGTGGGGGCCAACCAGTTCACTAGAAACGTACGCACAGGCTAACGCTCGGGTACACAGATCAGGTCAAGACCACAAGTGTACCGTGGTTCAGTTGCAAGGATCGTCCATAGAAAAACGTGTTTATGCAATGCTGGACAATAAAATCAATATCCATACAAAAATGATTGATTTATACAATGATATACTTGCGTAGGACAGCCAAGTATATTATATTCAACAGTTCGGCAAGTTAAGGAGATGTAAATGGGCAGCGAAACGGCTATACCTTTAGACAAGTTGGTCAAGACCTATATAAAAATACGGGATCGACGGTCTGAATTGAAGGCGGAATTCGACAAAGAGGACAGCATTCTTGTAGAACAATTGGACGCGGTGAAGGGCGCTCTGTTGGAACACTGCAAAGAACATGACGTTAGCAGCGTCAAGACTTCAGAAGGTCTATTCTATCGGACGGTCAAACAAACGTATTGGACTAGCGACTGGGATCAAATGCACAAGTTTATTCTTGAGCACGGAGAACCTGCACTGCTGGACAAGCGCCTAAACCAGAAGAACATGAGAGAATTTCTTGAGTCGAATCCTGACTTGTTGCCGAAAGGTCTTAACTCAAACTCCACATACACTATATCCGTTAGAAGGAAGTAACCATGACACCCGCATTAGTTTCAATTAGAGAAGTCGCTCAACACTTTATGGTATCTGAACGCTTGATCCGTAACTGGATGAAGCAAGGGCGTATACCGAAGAATACTTACATCCATATAGGGCAGACCTACAGGTACGACTTGAATGCCGTATCGCAAGCACTACTTAGTGACTTGAACGAGGATGCACCTGACACAACATGGGATGAAGTAAGTCCAGAAGATGATCGGGTCGAAGTCCCTGACTTGGATACAGACGAAGATTATTAATGGAAACTAACGTTAAAAGAATTGGTATTAAGGACAAGAAGTTTGGTGGTATACCCACCGAGGGTCTAGATTCTATCGAGTGCATCATCATTGGCGTTGCTTATACGTCTAGGATGTATTATAAAAATGAGTACGACCCCGATAAAATAGTTGCACCGACTTGTTGGTCTAACGATACCGAATACCCTGCTTTAGACGTACCAGACACCCAACGGCAGTCTGGACGTTGCTTAGATTGTGTTCAAAATATTAGAGGTTCTGGGAAAGGCTCTGGGCGCGCATGTCGTTTTGTGCAGCGTTTGGCAGTCGTTTTAAAGGATGATCTGGAAACAGTTTATCAGTTACAACTACCCCCGACTTCTATATTTGGGGACGCGGTAAAAGGGGAAATGCCCCTACGTGCTTATGCACGGTACCTTGAGGCGCGTGAGACGCCTTTCATCGCTGTCATATCGAAGATTTATTTCGACGAAGGTAGCGATACACCAAAACTCTTCTTCAGACCGATACGTCCGTTAGAAGAGCAGGAGCTAGAGACTGTCAAAGAGATGCAGGATCACGAAGATACTATTAACGCAATGACTAAAATTGTTGCGCCGGTAGAAGATCGAAGTGTTTCCCCATTCGATGAGGTTGACGGTTTTAAATTAAATGACTAAATGTTTGGAGAAACATATATGAACTACCTTATAAAAGGTGTTGAAGTACTATACCCACGTATCAATAAGACCTACCGTTTTGATAATACGGAGAACAGAAGTGTTCCGTGTGACCCATTCGACGACGGTGCTTCTTACTCGATGCAGTTTAAGATGGACGATAAACAGGCTAAGGAATTGATGGGCGCTATGGCGGCTGCATACGCTGAGAAGCGTGAGGCTAAATGGCCTGAGAAGATCCCCATGCCTTTCAAGAAGACTGATGACGGTATGTTTATTGGTAAAGCCACGTTGAAAGGGGCGTACGGTAAAGATGCTACCAGCAAACCTAAGCAATATGACGCAGGGAACAAGGAGTTAGATGAAGATTTTGCCTTGACTACCGGCAGCGTTGGTAACATTGCGGTCGTTCTTTTCCCATACAACATGCGAGAAGCAGGGGTATCACTACGGTTACGAGCAGTGCAAGTCACCAAGTACGTACCGCTACAAGCGTCATCCCCGTTTGATGCAGTGGAAGGCTTCACCGTTGGCGGAGAGGTAAGTCCTTTTGCAGACGTTACCCAGTCTGCCCCGGTGACAGCCGACGAAGTTGATGTAGTAGAAGTTGATGTAGAAGATGTCGAAGAACCTGTAAAAGAGCCGAAGAAAGTGGCGAAGGTGAAGTCGGCAGCACCGAAAGAAGCGGCAGATTTGAGTGCACTTGTTGATGGATGGGACGACTAGTCCTAATTACTTTGGGTATCTTCGAGAAGAAGCCCATTCCTAAAACAATACCCACGGCTAGACTAGTCGAAGAGGGCGTAATAATGCCCCTGCCGTGGTGTCGCTCGGATCTACGCTTATGGATACAACAACATTTTTAAAGGAGGTTCTATCGAGCAGTGGGCTATATTGTATTTTTGCGTCCAATAGTTCCAAAGATAAAAGAAGCCAACAGTTTTATGGTTCCATAGACCAATTAGTCAGTGCCGCCAAAGACCTAGATGATAACGACTACGATGTTTATTTTGCTTTAGCTACGTTCAACGAAGGTAAGTCGCGTAAAGTCGATAACGTAAAACATCTTAAGTCCTTCTTCCTAGATCTTGATTGCGGCCCATCCAAAGAATTCGCTTCTCAGCAAGAAGCCATGCAAGCACTAAAGCAGTTTTGTAAGACTTATTCGTTACCACGTCCCACCATCATTAACTCTGGTAGGGGTGTGCATGTGTACTGGCCGCTCAAAGAGGCAGTGTGCCTAGACGACTGGCTACCTGTAGCAGAACGCCTCAAGGCTCTTTGCGCCCGAAGTAATTTCCCTGCCGACCCTGCGGTTACATCGGATGCTGCACGGGTCTTGCGTGTACCCCAAACACATAACTACAAGCCTGACACCCCTGTAGCAGTGGGCTTTATAGGGCCAACGGTTTCGGCGTTAGTTGACTTCGACAAGTTCTCAGACCTCGTTGGTGGAGACTTGATACCAGTTCCTAACAAAAGAATAGAAGCCCCTAGTGCGACGATGCTCGCTGCGCTGGGAAACCAAGAGTATAAGTTCAAGCACATCTTACAGAAATCAAACGAAGGCGCAGGGTGCGTCCAGATCTATAACGCCCTAAAGAACCAGAACGGCGTCTCAGAACCTATATGGCGTGGGATGCTATCGATTCTTAAAGCGTGCAGTGATGGTAGTCGGGAGAAGGCACACAAGATATCCAGTGGGTACGAAGGTTATAACCCCGAAGAAACGGATGCTAAGTGGGATAACTTGACGGCTGATAAACGGTACACCTGTAACAAGTTTGAGGAAGAGAACCCTGAAGCATGTTTGGCTTGCCCTAATCGGGGTAAGTTACGTAGCCCATTGCACGTTGGGAAGACGCTACGAGAAGCTACCGAAGAAGATAACGTAGTACATGTCCCTGCCTTAGACCTACCCAATGCACCTGTTAACACGTACGTAATTCCGAAATACCCGTTCCCATACGTGCGTGGTGCAAGTGGTGGTGTGTATGTACGCAACAAGAACGCAGACGGGGACATAGAAGAGAAGCAGATTTACCACAACGATGTCTATGTGGTGCAGCGCATAGTAGATGTGGAAATAGGGGAAGCGGTGGTAATGCGCTTACACCTACCGAAAGACGGCGTTAGGGAGTTTACAGTACCCCTGACAGCGGTAACGTCAAAAGAGGAGTTTCGCAAACAGATGTCAATGCGGGGTGTTGCAATACCCAACATAGATGACTTGATGCGGTACGTAACAGTATGGATTAACGAACTACAGGCAACCGAAATGGCAGATAAAGCACATAGACAGTTTGGGTGGACAGATGATACAGCATCCACTTTTATTCTGGGCAACCAGAAAATACGTAAAGACACGATTGAATTCAACCCACCATCAGCGCAGACAGCCGGTATGTTTCCTGCGTTTGAACCCAAGGGTACGCTTGAGGAATGGAAGGCGTTGATGGAGTTCTACAACAGACCGGGATTTGAACTACACCAGTACGTAGTATGTGCAGGGTTCGGGTCAATCCTTATGGAGTTCATGGGTGGTATTGCGTGCTCGGCCATCCATCTACACAGTAAGGATTCTGGTTTAGGTAAAACAACTGCGATGAAAGCAGCGGCATCTATATGGGGTGACCCTGAAGAGCTTATCTTGGATGATCGAGATACGCACAACAGTAAGATGAACCGTTCAGAAGTACTACACAACCTACCGTTGTTCATTGATGAGCTGACTAATGCAACACCGAAACAGTTGAGTGAGTTGGCGTACCAGTTTACTTCAGGGAAGCAGCGGGGTCGTATGGTCAGTGGTAGCAACGCTGAACGGATACGTGGTGAGTCGTGGAGTCTTATGGCAGTGACCAGCGGTAACACCAGCGTTATAGAACGTATACGTCTGGCGAAAGAAAACCCAAGTGCAGAGGCGCAGCGGATACTAGAAGTTCGGGTTGACAAGATATTCAAAAGCCCTGACAGTAAAGCAGAGACGGACGTATTTGCAGCCAACATTGAAAAGTGTTATGGGCACGCTGGGCCTATTTATGTACAGCACATAATAAATAACCTCGATCAAGTCAAGCAATTAATCGGAAGCGTTCAGCTCAAAGTTGACAAAGAAGGTGGGTTAACGTCGGAGAATCGTTTTTGGTCGGCAGGGCCATCGCTTGCATTGTCTGGCGGGATACTGGCTAAGAACCTTGGATTGATTCAGTTCGATATGGCAGCGATACATCGTTGGATCATAAAAGTACTCAAAGACAACAAAGATAAGAGCAAAGATATGGCGGTTTCCATAGAGCAAACTCTAAACGAGTACATCAATGAGCATTACGATAACATCTTAAGGATAAAAAGTACGAGTGATTTGCGTAAGCAAGACGGTACTGTACTGGACTCTTTGATCCAACCTGAGACGGTGCCTAGGAATAAATTAGTGGCCCGATACGAGACCGACATTAAGAAATTATACCTTGTGCCGAAACCGTTCCGTATGTGGTGCGGTGAACAGCAGATAAATTACTCGGCGTTCGTGCAAGAGATGATGGATAAGCTCAAGGCCAAGAAGATGAAGATGCGTTTAGGTAAGGGCACCCACTTTAGGATGCCACCCACAGACGTACTGGTCGTTCAATTTGCCGAGGAAGCCGATGAGTCGGGGAGTTCTGAGAACGTATGATCTATGCCCTGACGGGGTACGGATCGTAGTGGAATGGAGTGCGATGGCAGTAGGTACATCTATTTTTGTACCCTGCATCAACACTGCAAAAGCAATAGCGGAAGCTAAAACAATAACCGCAGGTAAAGGTTGGGATATAGAGGTTCAGGTAGGGGTTGTAGGCGATAAATGGGGAGTTTGTATATGGCGCGTTCTATGATATATTGGCACAGACAGCGCGTCCCCTTCTCGCAAACAACGTACTGTCGTCCTCCTGCTCTAAGAAGCACCCCCCTCTTCGGAGGGGGTATCTTAACTCCTGCCACAGGAGTATCTAATGGAAGCAACTAAAAACGAATTACTACTCGCGTGGATGACGCTGGTTAAACTGCGCGACAGTAACGTACTAGATGCAGGTGACGATCAGATTATACTGAGCGCCCTACAAATACTTGACGAAGAACAATCGCACACCGAAACCTAGGTTACAAGCCCATTGCTTGCCACACCGTCAACGTGTCGTCCCATTCACCCATAGATTCTTGCGCTAGTGCAAGCCGTCTGGGTGCTACCCTGATACCGTTGACTGTTTCGGCGGTCGTCTTTATGTGCATAGCCATAGACTTCTTAATAGTCTTGGGCGTAATACCTACTTCTGGGTGACGCGTATTGAAGTCAACCATATCTTCTTGTATTTCTTGCATACCTAAAGAGTCGCCGTCACGTAAGAATTTATAGTAACGTCTAAGAAGTTTAGTCTTCTCTTCAGATACCGAGCGACTTACTTTTGTTTCGGCTGAATTTTTCTGTAGTTGCTGCGTGTATGCTGCTGGGGCAAAGCCGACTGCCTGTGCGAACAGGTGGCCTCCGTGGATGTCCTCAACAATCGAATCCCCCCGTAGGTTTTTTGCCCCCTCTGAACTAAACCGGACAGCTTTAATTAGGTTCCGTACAGCAGCAGGGGACATGGCCTCGATACCACGCGCTAATTCATCATCAGCAATTAAATCTATGCCACGTTCTACTTGTAAACCGTACCCGATAACAGGCCCACCAAACATCTCGCCAAGAGTCCAAAGTATGCTTTGATCTTTCTCTATAAGCCGGTCACGGAACACTAAGTTGGATAAACCCATCCTACCGGCAACATCTACACCAAGTACGAAGTTACCTAGACCACCGTACATACCCTCACCAAAGTACTTACGGACGCCAGTTTCAAAGTCTTCTTCATCGTCTTCTTGGAACAAGTTATGAACGAACGCTAAGGTACCGAACAACGGAAGCCCTTGTAGACCAGAGACCAGCCCAGCACCCCCGAAAACACCTGCAAGTTGCCTTCTCGCCATAGCCTTCATGGCAGGATCTTTACTTACGATACTGTCACGGGTCAGCTTACTCAACAGGTAGTACATAGACGAAGCGTATCGCTTAAATAAGAACACGATCTTACCGACACCGTGTTGTGCCCATCTAGGGGCAGCAGACGCCGCTATGCCGCCGTTGGTTAGTTCAGTATCGTTAATTGCTTCAAAGGCAACTGCATCTAAGTCTGATTGATCTAGTCTGTTCCAGTCGTTAGGCCCAAGGTTTTTATCTTTTAACTTTTTCTGTATACCTAAATCATACGCCATAGCCATCGTAACTTGACGGTTAAACTGCTCTGTGTGGTGAAATACAAACCCTGAAACAGCGTTGATTTTAGCCATAGGGGCATCGATGTTATCGAGGTCTAGCATCGCTTGAATCATAGACTTATTAAGCTGACCTAGGCTCTTCGCTTGCACCACCAGCGTCTTATACATTGCTATATGAGAAGGTAAATTAGGGTCGTTGTAGTCGTAGTTATCAAGACTCGGTAACGCACCTCTCTTCTTCGTAACGTCTTTATCCAGTTCTGGGCCGTACGTTTCTACCGTCCGCTCTAAACCACTATTCATGATGAGTCTTGTAGCGTTACCCATAGCCTTACTTGCTTTAGATATACCGTCTGCAAAGGTATCCCCGTATTTTCCGCCCAAATAGGGCACGGCGACCATAGGAAGTTGCGACAAGTTCACCAACGCAGAAGATAGGTTGAAACCTAAGGTGGCGTTAAACCCTACGCTAGTGAAGAATTTAGCCCACTCCTCTACGTTGGGGCTTGCGGCCCATGAAGCTCTCTGCCCAAGTTCTTCCCCCAACAACATAGTAAGGTCACGTTCTTCTCGGGGTATAGAGCTGTCTTTGTTTATGGCTGCTAAATCTTCTTCTAATTTACTAGCGTATGCACGTATGTCTCCGCCGTACTGTAGTTGCGCTAATTGGTGAGACACGTTTAGTGCTCGACTCTGCAACCCCTTGATAACATCAAACGTAGGTATTTGCCGTTGTATCGGGGTAACGTCTGCTATAAAACCTCGGGTATCTTTACGGTGTCGGAAAGAGTTAGCAAAAGACCGTTCTGGTAGCGAGTCTAAAAACAACCGCATGACTTGCTCTTGTACTTCTTCCCCTACGTTGTTTGCCTGTAACACGTTTAAAGTATTGTTAACGAACGACGTTGACGGGGCATTTTTATAGTTTGCTTTTTTAATGTTGGAGAACGCATTAACCCCACTGATAGAATCGACTGCTTCAGCACGCGTTTTTATATTCGGGCTTTTCATAGCAGCGGTTATCTGTGCTTCGATAGTAGCTTTATGTTTGCCTTTAGGTTCCATCCAATGCGAACGTACTTCTTTTGTAGCGTCCCTTCGTTCTGCACGAGTCGCAAAGGCTTCAACGTAATACTCTACGTTACCCGTGTCAGGGTCTATAGCGTTGTACTCTAACCAGAATTTGCCCGTACGTAGCAGCGGGAAGTACGGATCAACGACACCGTTGTCCGCTAATTTTGCATATAACTCGTTAACGACTTTCTTTCGCGCTGCACCGTCTGGTATGTCTTCTTTTAGACGGGCATCTAATACACCCAATATCTTGTCGTACATACTACGGTAAGCGTTACGCCACGTCTTATACAACCGCTGCCCGTCTGCACCTAAAGCGGTGTAGTCTTTTCTTAGTTCTTTCCACGCGGCAAGTTTTTCTAAGTCAGTCTTCCCAGCATTGGTCGCTTCTTGTAGGGCCGCTGCACGTAATGACGTATCCTGTTCAGGCGTGGTATTGGCCGCACCGCCACGACTTCTAAGTTTGGTTTGGTATATTGCTTCTACAACCTGCGGGTCTATATATCGTTTACGTGCTTCTGCTTCAGTAAGTGACGGGTCTACCCGTAAGAAAGTACTTCTTGTAGTTGTTTTAGAGAACAATTCAGCGCGTGTGAGATCCCCTTTAGCCCACTTAGTTAATTCATCACTTAAGATTTTTGCTTTCTGTGTTAACTCGTTAAGCGTGCCGCTCTGCAACCGCACTAAGTCCAATAGGCGCTCTACTCCCGGTATACGTTCTTTCGACATATCAGTTAACGCGTTAAGGTCTAGAAGACCCAACCCAAAAAGTTTTGCTTTGTCAGGTACAGGACTAAGCATTGCGCTCTTAACACTTGCTTTGCCGTCTTCACCAAAAGGTTTAAAGGATTCAAATACGTCTGCAAAGAATTCTTTCGCCTTACCCATAGTTGAAGCGTTGTATAGCGTGCCCGACCCACGTACACCTGCATACGGTGCTAAGATACTTTCTATTAACTTGTCAGCAGTACCCGCTGCATCGTTAGGCAAACCAAAAACTCTACGTAAGAACTTCTTTACAACATCTAAAACGCGTGCTAACCCTGTTGTAGTACCTTTATCAATTGGTATGGACGCAAGTTCTTGGCGGAATTTGTAGTTACCAAACACCTCGGCAACAAATTCCTCTACTGACTGTGTTCCGTAGTAGCCACTTAAAGAGCCTTTGACTTCGTTGTACAAGTTGACTAACTGTTTAGTGACGGGGCTAGATGGGTTCTGCAGCTCTTGTATCGTGGCCGCGTGCGACATTTCGTGTAGTAAGTTATGCGCCGTTACACCCGTATCCTCATCAAGTAGTATAACGTTATCTATGGCAGGGTCTGCATCGCTATATATGAATGCACCCTTCGTATTTGGTTCTTCATCTAGTGCTGCCCGATACCGTTTACCCAGTGCGTCTGTAGGCTTGGCAGGTACGATAACAACACGCGTATCACCCACGAATTTAGTAAGTTGGGAAGCAATCTTCGCAACACGGGGGTTGTCAGCAGCATAGGCTAACGCAGTCAAGGCACCCTTTAGGTTACCTTCTTTAATATTCTTGACGACGTTGTTGTCTAGTGGCGCGTCTAAGTCAGGGTCGAACTGAGTCTGGGTGTTAAACAAACTACCTCTATCTCGTACATCCCTTAGAGCAGCTTTACGTAAGGTTTTTAGTTCTGCAGCTTCTAAGTTTGCTTCACCACCAGCATTCCTAACTTTGTCTTGGTATACCCTATCAACCGCTGCGTCAAAGGCTTTCTTTCTAGTCGCAGCTTCATCAACAGCAGCTTTATCAACACCAGTCTTAGCAGCAGGTTTGACAGCAGGTTTAGCGGCAGCTTTGGCAACGGGTTTCTTAGCAGCGGGTTTCTTAGCAGCGGGTTTCTTAGCAGCATTTTTGCTTACCCTTTCGCCACTACTCACACTTGATTTTTTAGTTGTAGGGGCAGCTTCTTTGGTGACAGGGGTGGCTCTTGCTAGTCCTGTACGTACAAAAGTAGTTTGGTCTTCTGCTAAATTAAGCGTAGCAGTCTCAACAACTTGGCTGTCTTTTTTATTTTTACTGTTACGTTCGGCGGCTTTTCGGCTGGTGTAGAACGTAGTAGGTTGTTTTTTGTCTGGAGAAAGTACTGCAAACCCCTTAACAACGCCCTCTGCATCCACTGCCTGTTGACTTGCTACCGTAGGGTTCTTCGTTATATTTACAGCAGGTGTTGCAACAGGTGTTACTTCAGGTGTTACTTCAGGCGCTACTTCAGGCGCTACTTCAACAGCCGCATCCGTTGGGGTGGTAGGAGGTGCAGGTTTAACAACAGCTTTTTTAGGTTTAGCAGTGGGCTTGGCAACAGCAGCTTTTTTAGGTTTAGCAGCGGGTCTTGGTTTAGCACGCGGCAAGTCGAACGCAAGTTGACCCCCTGTGTTTGGCATCTGCGTGTATATACCCGATTCGGCTGGTGCACTTAAGAAGCTATTGATCGCGGTTTTGGTTTGGTTTGATGTGCTTTTTAGGTTTGCGTACCCCGTAAGCTGCGTGCGTAATGCCGCGTCGTTAACCTCTTTACCTTCCAACCGCTTTCTTATACCAGCCTGTTCAGCTATACCCAATGCGTTCAAGAACTTCTTGGTAACTTTCTTTGGTTTTTCTGGGGCAACTACCTCTTCTGCTACTGCAGGGCGTGCGCTCGCAGGTAATGCGGCAATCTCTTCTACTGTTAGTGGCGCTCTTTCTTCCGCCATACGTGCGGCAGGGAATAAGTCACCTTCTTGTTTACTGAATTCTTCTGCTTCTCGCCTCTCCTTGGCGCTTCGTATACCTTCATTACGGTCAAGTACCGCTTTTCTTCCGGCTAAAATTTCTTGTTGCCGCGCTCTGTCTACCCCTTCTGCGAGCCTATCGTCGATAGCACGTCCAAAAGCAGTCAGACCTTGGGCCTCATCATCTGTTCTCGCCACACCTTCTGGGGTTACCTCTAGTGGTTTCCCTTTACGGATAGCTTCCTGAGACGTTTCGGGTTCAAAAGCAACGGGCATACTGCGCCTACGTGTTTCAGCAGCAGTTTCACGGGCAGATTCTAGTTTTTGTTGGTCGTCAAGGACTTGTTGGCTTTCTTGGTTTTGTGTAGCAGCCACTTCTTGTGCGGCGGCATCTACCGCTGCAAGTTCTTCGAGTTGCGCGTCTCTCTCTGCTTGTTTCCGCGCCGCTTCTATGGGCTTGTTTTTTATTTCTTCTCGTAGTTTTGCTTGTTCCGCTGCTTGTTTTTTGTCCGCCGCCCTAACAAGTTCGGGATCAGCTTCTTCGCGGGATCTGTCAAACCCGATTTCTTTTACTGCAGGCATACTGAACAAGTCGTCAGTTAAAGCAACACTAGTATCAGTACCGTATAGATAACCTCTTACCGCTTCTATCTCTGCATCGGTGTATTCTTCTTCAGGCTTGCCACTATCCAGTAGTTGAGGCACGTCTATGGCTTCTACAGACCCTTTCACCTCAAGGGCAACTTGGTCAAGTATATTTTCTACAGAAGTTTTACGTTGGTCTGCTAAATCCGATACCGCTAATGTTTCTGCTTCTTCCCGAGACTTACCTTCCGCTAGTAACGTACCTATCATAGTCTCAAGGGACGCACTTAAATCTTCTGCACCTGTCTCTTCTTGTGCAGGTCGCGCACTAGCAGGTAACGCCGCAAGCTGTTCGTCGGTTAGGGCTTCGGCCTCAGCGTCTGCTTCAAGTAGCTCGCCTTGGTCTTCAATTTGAGTTGGGGGTGGTGTAGGTTCGGGTTCTACGTCCGTCCTACTGCTAATACCCGCAGCACCGCCACCTAACGTACCACCAACTAGCCCAGCAACAACGGCGGTTTCGATGTACCCGTCTATGGCTTCTTCACTGTCGATTTCTAGCCCAGCTTGTGCACGTTCAATTAACGATTGACCAAGTTCAGTGGGTACCTCGACAGCGACACCAGAACCAGCACCTTTAGTGACGCGAGTGAATAACCCACCTGCACGAATGGCTTTTTGTGTGGGCAACAGCCTACCTACCATCAACCGTTCAGCGAAGGCATCTAAGGCAGCTTGTGGTAACGAGTTTAATAATGCAGCACTTTCGCTCATCTCGACGCGAAGCCCTTGCTGTATAGCTTCCTTCTGTGCTTCACGGTTATTACCGTAGAAGAACGGTATTTGTGACAAGGCAGCACCAGCAAGACCACCAACAATAGTACCTATCCCCGGCACAACAGACCCAGCCGCAGCACCAGCGGCAGCACCCGCAGCTAAACTAAGGCCAGTCTGTGGAGCGGTTTCGCCAAGGGCTTCAAGGGCAAAATCTACGGTAGTGTTAACGCCTTCTACGTCTTTCAAGCGCGTAGCCATTGCTTCTTGTTCGGCTAGTTGGGCTTCATTCTCGGCAATCATTTCTGCGCCGTAGGCTTCTAACCCCTCTGCACCGATTACCTTACCCGCACCTTCAAGGGCAGAACCAAAGCCCCGACCAGCAACGTCGATACCACGAGAAAAACCGCGACCTAACGCGGTTGTACTTTCTTTTTCAGCTTCGAGTAGTAGCCGGTCTCTTTCAGCTTCAAGTTCTTTTCTTCTGGTAGCAAACGAATCTTCTCCAGCACCACTAAAGTCTTCTTCGGTAGCAATCCCAGAAAGAATAACACGGCGCTTCAACTCTGCTTTTGTTATGTCGTCAGGTACATTCTCTACGACTAATCCGTTAGGTAATGCTACGTTCACGCGTACTCCTACTTCAAATTATCAAAACTCACCGTGCCGTTACCGCCACCAAGTATACTTGCTAGGTCTTTCCGTTTGTTTGCTATAAGACCTGCAAACTGTAACTTGATAATTTCCGCCTGATTATCCCGTAATGCCTTATTAGCGTCACCCGTATACCTAGAATCTAACCCTAGCGCCGTAAGAGCTTCTTGTTGCAATTTCAACACGTCTGCTTCGTAGTCGCCCATTGCTTTTTGAGCTTTTATTTGGAGGTCTTGATTCCCAATATTAGTTTTAGCCTTTTGGAATGCAGTTAAAGCGTCTAATTCCGCTTTTTTTAAGTCTAGTGTAGCTTGCTGGCCTATGATCTTCCCTTGCGCTTCAAGAACGGCGAGTGCGTTACTACCCTTCCACTGCTGCTCAGACGTTGCCAACTGCCGGTCAAACCGCCCTTCAGTAGACGCTAACGTTTCATCAAACTGCCTTGTGGACTCCGCTAATGTGGCCTCTGCGGTATCTGCCGCTCGTCCTCGAATATCTAGACCCTGTTGCCCTTGGCTAATTTGAGCAAGTCCTAGCTGACCGGCTAACTGGCGGTCTATCAACTCACCACGACGTTTTGCAATATCAGCCAAACCTTCTTTGCGTTCTGCTTTTTCGGCACGAACTGATTCACTAATGCCTGTACCAAAACTAGCAAGTGCACCTCTGCTTGTAGTAGCAGCAGGTCTTTTAGACGCGTTAATAGCCGCATCAGTAAGGCGGTCAAGCAACCTTCTGGTATTGCTTCTGGTGTCTTTTAGCCCTTCCTCTTTCTTATTAATAGCCTCTTCTTGCGCCTGCAACAACTTTAAGTATTGCTGTTGTGGGGTTAACTGCTTTTCAGGTGCAGCAGGTGCAGCAGGTTCAGGTCTTCTTATCCCTTCTGGTGGTAGCCGCGCAGAGTTAAATAATTGACCTTGATTTAGGGCTTCTATTCCTTGCGCCCCGCCCCCTGCTCCTAATGCTTCTTCTGCATTTATCGCAAGTCCTTGTCTAAGCCTGTTACCTTGCGCTTGCTGTTGTTGGTTAGCATTCTCTTCTGGAGTCATTGAGAACTCAGGAGAAATAGACCCAGTACTTCTAGGGGCAGCACCAGCACCAGCACCAGCACCAGATTGTAACGCGGTTATTTGACTGAGGATGTTATCTAACCCAGCATCATCAGCAGCAGCATCATCAGCAGCAGTATCATCAACAGCGGTATCATCAACAGCGGTATCATCAACAGCGGTATCATCAACAGCGGTAGCGGCAATTGCTGCATCTATATCCGCGTTCTCTTCGTCTGAAATGTCACCAGCGGTGTCCTTAACAGGAACATCAACAGGGGCAGGTTCTTCCGCCTTGAGTTCGGGAAATTCTTCTTTGTAGTCACGTAAGGCTTTAAGTTCTCCACTACTTAACTGCTCTCCCTTACGCATCTTCTCTAACATCTTTTTGTATGCGCTTCTTCGACTATCTTGAAACGGCGAGAAATTTGCTATTGCTTGTTCTATAGGGTCTTTAACGTACCGATTACCAGCTCCCATGACACCACTTCCCGCAGAAAAAGCAACAATGCCGCCGCCTTCAAAGTACCGTGGATCTATATTCGGTGCAGCTTGGGTCATGAGGCCACCCGCTGCAGCCATCATTGGTTGACCCTGTGGGCGTTGCTGTTGTTGAGGGGGACGCTGTGGTTGCTGCCCCTGCTGCTGCATACGTCTCTGCTGTTGCTGTTGTTTCTGAGCAAGGGCACCGCCTACGTCTTTAGTGCGTTCACGCAGACCTTTAATGCCTTGTAGACCTTGAGCCATTTCAGCTTTTTTACCCTGAAGAACTTCTTGCTGCATCTGATCCGCGACCGTTGCAGGGTTCTGTTGGGCTTCCATCTGCATACGCTGAGAGCGTTGCTGCTGTTCTTTGGAGATCTCTTGTAGGGCTAATAGGTCTAGTAGCTGTTTGTTCTGCCCATAGCGTTGCTGTAGTTGCTGGGGATTATCCTTGAACTGCATTTTACGTTGTTGTATCTGTTGGTCGATACCGCCCATAGGATTCATAGCCATTAGCCCCCACCCCATCCTCTAAATAAGTCTGCAATACCACCAGCACTAGCAATGAATTCGCTTAATCCACTGGGTTCTTGGTAGCTATACTGTTGTGCGCTAATAGGTAGTCCTTGTAGCAGCGACTGTTGATATTGTACTTGTTTGTACGGGAAGTCGCGTTCTTCTTCAAACTGAGCCAGATCCGCAGATATACCCGCTTGTTCGATGGCACGTTCTTGTGCACCAAGATTAGCTTGTGATGCCAAGGCTTCCAGACCGTACCGATTGGCTGCATCTTGAGCGGTTTGTTGTTGCCCTTGTTCAACGTTAAATTGGTTCATAGCCTGACTATAAGCGTCTTGGTAGCCCTGACCGGTAATGGCTGCAAGATTTTGTCCAAGGTTACGGTTCAACTCAGATTCCATAATGGCCTGACGTGACCCACCGTAGGCACCAGCCTGAGTTAATCGCCCTGCATCAGCAAGTCTTGAAATCTGTGCTTGGCGTCGAGCTTCTTCGATCTGAGGGTCTAACGCAGCCTGAACATAAGGGTTCATATAGTCTTGGGCTGCTTGGGCAGTAAACTGCTGCGGCTGAAAAGCGCCCATCTGTTGAGTGGGTACGGCTAACCCTGCTACACCTTGAAACGCTGCTTGTTGCCCTGTAGATTGCCCAGCGGTGAGCGGCCCTGTATACCCTTGATACCCTTGATTAGCGAGTGCCTGACCTTTGCCGAGCATACCCGTTACGTAAGATGCTGCCCACGGGGCTAACGAACCTGTTTCTGAAGTTGGATCTCCGACTGCCATAATCTTCTACCTGCTTGGTATGAATTTGTTAGGGTTTATCTCTTTACCCTGTTCTTTATTGCCGGTACGAGCTTGTCGAACTTTGTCCATCATACCGTATAACGTGTTAGCACCAGCGTTAGAATTGCCGTTACCTAGATGACTAACAACATCTGCAGGGATAACAAACTCCCCGTCGCTTAATCTGGCCTCTTGAGTACCGTCAATTGTAGCAGGGATCTTGTCAGCCATTCCATCTGTCGGGCCACCTAAGTAGTAACCCCTACCAGCACTTCCGCCAGCCGAATATGGATGGTAGCTACGATTGTATGCAGAAGCAGCGCCACCACCAGCAAGGGCAGCAATGCCCCCACCGTATTTGTATTGCGAAGTAAAGTTAGAAAGCCCTTGCTGCTGGGGTACTGGGTTTGAATTTATTACGCTAGAGGCAGGGGCACTACTATTGTTACCCATCGTCATGCCGGTAGGGTTTGGTGGGCTATAAGTGTTAGGGTAACCCATAGCATTTGCAGTGTTCATCGCTGCAAGTTGTCCCGCTTGAGGTGTTAATATGTTCTTAGCCTGTTGCTCCATCCCCGGTGAGGTATAAGCAAAGTCGGTAAAATATCGTTGCCCTCTGCTGCCCGGTCGTCGATCAGGGTTATACGTTCCCGGCACTGCACCACGCACAAAAGAATAGTCAGGCACGCCAATAACCATCTTGCCATCTGCATCTACAGTGACACCACCAGCGTTTGTATTGGATAGCGGTAGGTTATACCCAACGGTAGTGTTAGCGTTAATACCGTTGTTTGCGCTTAACGAACCCAACCCTTCGGTTTCTGGCCCTGCATCCATTATCTCAAGTGCATCGGCATAGTAATCAAAGAAACTCATTAACTGTCTCCATAACGCATTATTTGCATGATTTCATCGGTAAAATCATAATCTACTTTACCCCCTTGTGCCATCCCTCCAATCTGCAACGGGCCTGACGTACTACCTTGCCGCTGCGCCATTTGCTGTTGCTGCGCCATTTGCGGTTTACCGTAAGGGGACGGGAATAACCCCCGTTGTTGTGGTGTAGCAAAGACATCTTCAAAGTCGTATATGTAGTTTATACGTGCAGGGTCAGGGGTGCTTACATCTACGCGTCTGCCTGATATATCACCAGCACCCAACATAGCGTTAAATAAAGTCGTAGCGCCCATCAACCCGCGAGTGGTCTTAGCCTCGTCGCTAATCAGACCCCGTGTTATATCATCTTGGTCGCTTATATACCCTGTTAGTTCTAATTGCCTTTGCGCTGCATCTGCGTACAGCCCTGTAGCAGGAATTTCGCCAACACCGTCCACACCTGCATCTACAAACCCTTGAAGCAACCCGATGTCAATGTCGTTAATGACGCCATCAAAGTTAGCGTCGTATATACGAACATCGT